CAACAATCTTCAATACTGCAGTAGAAGATGTGGTGGTACCTGTTAATACAGTTGCTGACATTTGATTTGACAATGAAGGAGCAGCTACAGTGTAGGATGCGTTCTTATTCATGTCAGTTGTTGCAAATGTAGTGCTGTCGCCTTGGATGCAATAGACTTGGTCTGGGTCATCGTTAACGAGCAGGTAATAGGCTTGTGACTTAGAAGCAGGAACGCTAGTAGTCGTCAAGTCAAGGTTTGTACCCTGAATAGAAGGGTTGTTAGGGTTAGCAATCAATACGCCAGTTACAACACCACGAGGTGTTTGACCAGACGCACATTTTGCAATTGCAGGGGTACCATTAGCATCACCGCCATCAACTGTGTAAACTGTGTCACCGATGTAATACGCAGAGGTATCTGTCGATGGAATGTAGTAAACACGTTGTTGCTGGTTGTTAACGCCACTTGTACCATAAATCACGGCTGAAAAGCCGAATGGTGCGTTTAAATTCGCCATTATGATAAAGCTCCAATTAAATTAAGTTTAGTTCCGCTTAATCGAGATGCCAGCGTTATAACGCCCATCTTGACCAACGGCTCCATTAATATTTCCACTAGCAATTGCGTCTTCTACCATCTTGTTTTGAGCTTCAATGCTGGCCATATCTTCCTCATGCCATTCATTTTTAATCTTCATCAAGTATGCGTAAAGTATATCGCCTTGCTGTGTAGTTCCTACCTTTTGTTTGATTTTGTCACTCATGTCGACGTTTGAAGGCGTTACGCCATTCTCTAACTCTGTCTCACCTCTTGTAACAAACTCATATCCGCTATCTAGTGCTGATTCAACATTTCCATCATCATTCATCCAACACATATGATGACCTGGAATATCAAACTTTACAGCCAAAGTCAGTCTTGGAACACCAATTGAGTTACGTCTAGGGCGCTGTGCCTGTGAACGAACCGTCTCGGTCTCTCGGTCAGATACAGACCGCACTTGTGTTTCAGGACTACTTTGTGTTTTGCTTACTCTTGGCATTATAATACTCCTAACTTATTTTAAGTGATTTTACTATAAATACAATGGTTATTCACCAAAATATTCTTTAAGGTATGCTTCCCGTGTAATTAAACCTTGCTTCTCAAACTTCTGACAAGCCTGTTTAGCTTCTGGAGGCAAATCGTTATATCCTTTACCGCCTTTTTGATTAGACTTAGGTGCTGTAGTTCCTTCTACTGGAGATGGACGAGCACGGTTAGTATTGGTGAATTTTTCAGGATATGCTTTCTTAACACGCTTGGTAACTTCGTCAAGGAACGCTTCACCGATAAGGGTTGGCTGCTTACGCTTGATGACTTCACCAATTAGGTTAGCCTCTTCAGTCAATTCTGTGTCTTTACCAAACCAAGGATTATCTTCATTCCATTGAACAAAGGTAGGGTCTGGTTGGTTTGATGGGCGTACTTCTACTTTTTCAATCGCACGAGCCTGTTTGAGTTCATCAATAGCGTCATCAATCTGAAGAACCTTATCTCCGTCGCCTGTATTGATAGCTTCCTTCTTTTGGTCACGAAGGTCTAGCATGGCACGGTCATAAGCCCGTTTTTCAGTATCTGCATGAAACTTCTTGAATTCCATCATTGTGGTTTTCATTTCAGATACTTCACGCTTTAGGAATTCGTTGTCTTTACGCAACAGAGCATTAATCTCTTTACCTTTCTTTACAAAGGTATCTGCGTCAACCCAACGGTCTTCTGGGCCGTTATAGTCTGATTGTGGTACCCAACCTTGACGCTTTGCCTCGGCTAAGGTCTCTTCATCAACTTCTGATACCTCTACTTCAGTACCTTCTGTTTGGGCTTCTTGTGTAGCCGAACCGTCTAACGATTCTGGTACTACTTGGTTTAGTTCTTCACTCATTTGCTATCTCCTAATTTGGTAAGACATATATCTAAGTCATTCAATACACGGTATTCTATTCCGTCTTCGGATTCGTCGGGCGTGATAAGCTGACCAGCGTAACGTCCAAACTTGACGTAGTCACCGACTTCACACCAAGGGGATTCTTGGTCGGAATAAGCAGTATTCCCAACCTCGACGACGATTCCACCGTCTTGACCAAGCTGTTCTCGCTTAGTGACTTCTTTGGGAATAATAATGCCGCCTTGAGTAATTTCTTCAATTTTAGTGACCTTGACTAGGACACGGTGTCCTGTGGGTTTCCATCCTGATGTATTCATTAGACCCCCGTAATATCTTCATAAGTCAAATCAAGGATTTGATTGATGGAATATACCCCACCCAATGCAAATTGATTTTCCCCGTCAGTTGTAAACTGTCGATTCGCCCACGCCTCTTGGGTTTCAACTTTAGCCTTCTTTAGAAATGTAAAGAACTCCTCAGTTACGTGGTAGCTCTTCCATTCCTTGAATTCCTGCTCCGTCATTGCTAGTTTCCTTATCTAAGTTTTGCATCATCTCTATTGACTTAATAATCCCATCTACGTGCGCTCTCTTGGCACCTATTTGGGCTTCTAACATAGCTATAGCATGACCAGATTGAACGCCATCTGCTTGTTCAAGTTCCAATACTGCTTTAGCCTGTAGCTCGGTAATCTTGGCTTGTTGTAGCTCTGCTTCTTGCATGAGTTTGGCAATACCAAGTTTAAATCTGAGTTGGTGATTCATCTGACGCTCATCGTTCTTCATCTTCTCGATTTGCATTTTTTCCGATGGGCCTGGCTTGATAGCGTTAGGGCCTTTAGGGTCAGGGAGAATCTGGTCAATAGCGTTTACTTTGAGTGCGTCTAAGTAACGCTTTTGGACTTCATACATATTGAAGCCACCAGAGGATTGTGCTAACTGTAATACGGCTTGTGCTTGCATCTGACGTTGACTATCTGAAACAACGTTAGGGTCGGCAGCAGGTTTAACTAACTTCATATCCATAGAATAGTCGTCAGGCAACACGAATTGTAGTTCGTTGTTGTATTCAAACTCTACTGGCTCACTTGGCAGATAGAGTTGGTTTAGACGATATAGCTTTTGGAATTCTTCTTTCATGGCTCTCCAAGTACGCTTGTAGATACCATTAAATACTTTCATACCCTGCTCTACTACGTTACGACTTGTCTCAGCAGGAGTATTTTGACCAGGGCTTACGCCTGTCATCATATCGGTTGCACCAGCAATACGCTCACCATAGTTGATGAGGAGTTGCAATAATTGGAACGATACACCGTTAGGTTCGCGGATAGGCAATGGGAAGATGTTGGCACGTAAGTCATCGCCCGTGCTGTCTACACGCTTCCACTCATGTGGCTTGAATGTGTAGTCGCCACCTTTAATCTTAACGCCACGTCCTAAGAATCCACCGCCAGTAACGCTCATCGTACCAGCATCAATCAACTGGTTAACAATGGTGTTTACTGAATCATTAGTAGGCCCAAGCAATACACCAAAGCCTAAATCGTAGAAGCCACCGTCTGGGCTAGGAACAAAGCCATACTTTGTGAAGTACTGTTCAGGCTTAATTCGGATAATTTCACCGTTGTGGTACTCAATCGAGTCCTCAAAGTATCTGGCAACGATACGGTAGATTTTGCCAGTGTCTCTACGGATGTAGGCAATGTACGGCTCTTTGTATCCATCTTCATCAAAGTCATGCCAAAAGTGAGTTTCAAAAAATTCGTAAGGAGTATCAGGGTCACCTGATTGCTGACGAACACCTTGTGCGTCTTCTTTAGCTTGGGTAAGCATAGAGACGTTAGGAAGACTAGGTTGTACTTCGTCTTCTACTTTTAAAAATACGCCACGTACCTGACGCTCGTGCAGGTCGTTGGAAGACAAGAGAATTCTATGTGAGACTCTTGGGGATTCTGCAATTGACTTGGTATAGTAATTGACAACGAAATCATTAGGAAGAACAAGCTCAGAGACATTATGACCTCTTACTGGGTCAAAATAAGACTTCTTAATTGCGGTACCAGCAATAGCTTGAACCAGCAAAGTCTTGTCAGTGTTCTCTTCCCAACCTTCATCTTCTTCCATTACTTGGTAAGTCATGTGACGGGAGATGCGGTCTGCACGTTTGTGCATTTCACCATCGTCGTCTTTACCGTACACCTTACATTTGACAACTTCGTTATTAGAAATTAATGCAGGGTACGCACGACTATGATATTGCATTGCAGCAATAGTAATCAATGGGAACTTTACGTTAGAAGCACCAGGCCAAGGGAAAGTTTTTTTCTCTACGACCTGCAAAGCCAATTTACTAGCTCTTTCATTACGCTCTTCCCAATCTAAACGGGAAGTTAAATCCAGATTGATTTCATCCATCAATCTGAAGCCTAATGAGGATAACTCCTCTGAATCCATATCTTCAGCGATATTGTGGGAACGTAGGAGTTCTTCTATTTTCATTGTTTACCTTGTGAATTCTTTAAAGGAAAATACCACAGCATTGTAACATAGTCAATATGTTCCTAGACAGTTCAATTCTTGTCTAGTAACCAGTATAGATAGATTGTCCCTCAAATAATTGACCACCGTATTCTTTATCATACTCTTCATCGTCTCTTTCCTCCTGAGTTGGGGCTAAAGTCACTTTATCCAAAGCTAGTCCAATATAAGCTAGAGCATCGACTTGGTCATCGTGCTGACCTCTTGGGAATACCAACATTTCATCTATTAGACCAGCGTACCAGTTCTTGTCCTTATTAAACCGTACCCCACCAGCCCTCATACGAGCCTGTAATGGTTTAGCACGTTGCTCTTTATCGACCTTTGGAGTGACTGCGTGTAGGTTAATGTACATTCCCCGTTTAACCATCTCGGCATTTAAGAAGGCATCTAGGGTGTGTTTAATTT